GGCATAGGTAAGTCGACGCTGGCGTCGCAGGCGCCGAAAGCAATTTTCATTCCGACAGAAGACGGACTCGACCAGATAGCCTGCGACAGTTTTCCATTAGCAAAATCTTTTGCGGACGTGGAATCTGCAATCGGCGCTCTGGTCATGGAAGATCACGATTACCAGAGCGTGGTAGTGGATTCCGCCGATTGGCTGGAACGTCTGATATGGGACAAACTCTGCGAGGATTACGGCGTAGACTCCATCGAAAAAGTGGACGGCGGGTATGCGAGGGGCTACACGCACGCGCTGACATGCTGGCGTCGTATCATCGACGGCATGGAGACACTGCGTCTCAAACGCGACATGTGCGTAATCATCCTGGCCCACGCAAAGGTGGAAACTTTCGCCGACCCGGAGCATACCGCGTATGACCGATATTCGCCACGGCTGCACAAGCACGCCAACGCGCTTCTGTGCGAATGGCTCGACGCGATTCTGTTTGCCACGCGGAAAATCATCACCAAGAGTGAGGACGCCGGATTCAACAAGACGCGGACCATTGCTTCGGGCCTCGGCAAAAACGGAGGCGACAGGATTCTGCGATGCGTAGGTTCCCCGGCCTGCGTAGCCAAGAACCGCTACTCGCTTCCGGGCGAACTGCCGCTCGCATGGCAGCCGCTGTTTGACGGTATTTTGGCAAACATCAATGCCGCCTCTACGGAACAGGCGGAAGTTATTGACGAAACAACTTCTAACAAAAAGGATGAAAACAATGGCTGACCTGAACGGATACGACGCGAACGATTACGAACCTGATGATTTTTTGAAAAACTTTGAACCTATTGCCGCTGGAAAATATCCGATGGCGATAACCGCCAGCGAGATAAAGCCCACGAAAAACGGAGACGGCAGCTATCTCGAACTCGAGCTTACCGTCGTCGAAGGCGAGTTCGAAGGACGCAAGGTCTGGGACAGGCTGTGCATCAACCATCCCAAGGAACTTACTCAGACCATCGCACGCGGAAAACTTTCGTCAATCTGCCGTGCGGTGGGCGTGATGAGTCCGGGCGATTCTGCTGAGCTTCACAATATCCCGCTGCTGGTGAAAGTTAAACTTAAGAAACGCGATGACACGGACGAGATGACGAATGAAGTTTCGTACTACTCGCCGATTGAAAAGCAGACTGCGCCTGCGAATCAGGCGGCAGGTCAGACGCCGAAGCAGTCTGCAGGCGGCAATTCCGATACGCCTCCGTGGAGCCGGAGTTAAAAAAATGGAACTGCAACTGCCTTTTCCACCGAGCGTGAATCACTACTGGCGGAATTTTCGGGGCAGAACGATCATCTCCAAAGCCGGCCGGGACTATCGCGCAGAAGTCTGCGCGACCCTGGCCGGCGGCGGTAAGCCGCCGTTCATAGGTCGCATAGCTCTTTGCATGGATGCGTTTCCTCCCGACAGAAGACGCAGAGACCTCGACAACATTCTCAAAGCCAGTCTCGATTCTCTTACCCACGCACAAATTTACGATGACGACCACCAGGTGGACATTCTTATCGTCAGGCGAAAGCCCCCGGAGTCTTCCGGGCATCTGCACATCGTAATCACGCCGATTAAGACCATGAACTCGTGTCCGTTCTGCGGCCGCGAATTCACAGATAACTATGAAAAAAATTTTTAGAAAGGATTTTTTAAAAAATGTCTGACGAAATTGAAATGCAGCCTCTCGAAAAATTCCGTCTCGACGGCGGAACGCAGGCGAGACTGAAGATAGAAGACGACGTAGTGATGGAATATGCCGAAGCGATGCAGCGCGGCGATACGTTCCCGCCGGTAATAGCGTTTGACGACGGTAACAGGTTGTGGCTCGCCGACGGTTTTCATCGTTACAGCGCGTGTAAACTTATCGGCAAGAGCGCAATCGCAACAGACCGGCGTAATGGTACGCAGCGTGACGCGATACTGTATTCGCTCGGCGCGAATGCTTCACACGGCCTGCGTCGTAGTAACGCCGACAAACGCAGGGCTGTAGAGACCATGCTGAAAGATACGCAATGGTCGCAGTGGTCGAGCCGGGAAATCGCCCGGCGTTGCGGTGTTGACGAAAAGACGGTTCGCCTTTTCAGGGATGCGCAGCCTGCGGAAATTCCGCAGGCTGGAGATAACAGCCGGAAGTATGTCGATCCCCGAAGTGGCAGGGAAATCACCATGAATACCGCGAATATCGGCGAAAACAACGGCGATTCCGGCAAATCCAGAAAGATTAAAAAACGTCTCGCCGGTATCAGGGCCGGGCTGTGCGAGAATGTCGAGACGGCTTCGCGTGAAATTCTGGGCGTCAAAGGCGGCGACTACTGTCGGGCCCTGGTCGGGTCGCTTGGGCGGATGATGAAGACGGCTGAGGGCCGGGAGGTCGATTCAGATGCTACCGCTGATTGCACCTCCGGCTGCTGAGCCGTTTACGCTTCGGCCCTACCAGCAGGATGCAATCGACTCGGTTTACAGCCACCTCCGCAGCCGGGATGACAATCCGTGCATAGTCATTCCGACCGGAGGCGGCAAGACCCCGGTAATAGCGACGCTCTGCCGAGACGCAGTTCAAAAATGGAATGGGCGGGTTCTTATTCTCGCGCACGTAAAGGAATTATTGGAGCAGTCGGCCAAAACGCTCCAGCGAATGGCTCCCGATCTGAACGTAGGCATTTATTCGGCAGGACTCAATGCGAGGGAGACGTACCAGCCGGTCATTCTCGCTGGTATCCAGAGCGTGTACCGCAGGGCGCATAAGTTCGACCCGTTCGATTTGATTCTCTGTGACGAAGCGCACCTGATACCGCTTTCGGGAGAAGGGATGTACCGTTCATTCCTGGAAGAGGCGCTCAAAATCAATCCGCACGTTCGCGTTATCGGCCTGACAGCTACTCCGTACAGGCTCAAGGGCGGCGTCATATGCCAGGGCGACCATTTTTTAAATAGCATCTGTTATGAAATTGGCGTGCGTGAACTTATCGATGGCGGTTTCCTCAGTCCTTTGCGCAGCAAGGCGGGCAAGACCAAGGCCAATCTCGACAATCTTCATATTCGCTGCGGAGAATTCGTCGCCGATGAAGTCGAAGCCGCGATGGATTGTTTTACACTTGTTGAATCGGCCTGCCGCGAGATTATCGATCTGACTGTCGAACGCAGGAGCGTATTGATTTTTACGTCGGGCGTAGACCACGGCAGACACGTTGCGGGAACGATAAAGAGACTTTCCGGCGTGGAATGCGGATTCGTCTGCGGTGAGACTCCCGGCCTCGAGCGTGAACTGATGATTCATCGCTTCAAGACGGGTGAGTTGAAGTTCCTGGCTAACGTAAATGTTCTGACTACCGGTTTTGACGCGCCGAACGTCGATTGCGTCGTACTGCTCAGGCCTACCAATTCGATGGGCCTCTATTACCAGATGGTCGGACGCGGATTTCGCCTGTGTGAAGGCAAGGAAGATTGTCTCGTCCTGGACTACGGCGGGAATATACTTCGCCACGGGCCGATAGACGCACTGAAAATCAGGGAGCCAGGAAACAATTCCGGCAAAGTTGATGTGCCATTGAAGGAATGCCCGAAGTGCGGCGAGATAGTTCACGTCGGCTGTCATCACTGTCCTGGATGCGGACATGAATTTACTGTTGAATCGGAACGTGAGCTGCACCATGAGGCGACTGCTGCGAAGGATTCGATTATGTCGCAGGATTCTGCCGACACGAGCTATGAAGTCGAGGACGTGGAATATTACGTTCACGTGAAGTTCAACGCGCCTGACGATGCGCCGGCGAGTATGCGTGTCGAATACCGCGTGGGCATGAACGAATATATCAAGGAATGGGTCTGTTTCGAACATACTGGCTACGCGCGTAACAAGGCCGTGGCGTGGTGGAAGAAACGCAGCCATGAACCGGTACCGCTGCGGGCTGAAGAGGCCGTCGAACTCGCACGAGGTGGCGCACTTGCCGAACCGGAGCGGATTGTAGTCCGCACGAAGGCGGGTGAAAAGTTTCCGAGGATAATACGCTGCGACCTTGGTGAAATTCCGCCGCGGCTTGACGGCGCGGATGAACGCGAAGGCGATTTTGCAGCAAATGATGTCGCCGTCGATTATGACGATCTGCCGTTTTAGGCTGGAAAATATGAGGTTTTTTAAATGAAAAAAATGGAAGAA